ACCGCTCCAAAGCCATTGCCCGGAACGACTCAGGACGCCATCCTGAAGCTCTCTGACCCATTTGCAGTCCTCCATTCCCTGCAAATGCGCTCATTTTAAGCTGTCTCACTCTTGGGGGTCACTCCAGAAGCTTTTGCGGCGCTTTACGCGGCCAAAATCGGCGAAAACTCCGCCGAATGGAAGGCCGAAACCGCCGAGATTCGAGCCGCGAACGAACTCGATCTTTGCACCCAAGCAGTGTTAGATAGGAGCGCGAACCAATGAAGCAACCAATCAAGCGTATTTTCGCGGCGGCCGTCGCCGGAACCACCCTCGAACTGCTCGTCTATGACGAAATCGGCGAGAACTTTTGGACCGGAGGCGGCGTCACGGCGCAGGGCGTCGCAGACGCTATTGAAAAGGCCGGAGCCTTCGACCGCATCGCCGTGCGCGTCAACTCACCGGGAGGCGATTGCTTCGAAGGCGTCGCCATCTACAACCTCATTCGCTCCCAGGGAAAGCCGGTGGATGTTTTTGTCGATGGCCTGGCCGCCTCCGCGGCTTCTGTCATCGCCATGTCCGGAGACACGGTTAGCGTCGGCGTCGGCGCCATGCTCATGATTCACAATGCGGCCACCTTTGCTTATGGTGATGGCCCCGCATTCCTCAAGATCGCCGACACGCTCGACAAGATCTCGCAGACGGTTGGCGGCATCTACGTCGCCAAAACCAAGCAGACGGCTGACCAGATCAAGGCGCTTATGGATGCCGAGACATGGATGGGCGCGCAGGAGGCCATCGACAACGGCTTCGCTGACGCCATCATGAATCAGGACGAGGAGTCCACCACCCAGGCGCGCGCGCTGTGCAAGAGCTTCAATCTACGCGGCTACAAGCGCGTACCGGAAAACCTGCGCCAGCAGGCCATGAAGCCGCGCCACGATGCATCTGAGTGTGAATGCGAGTGCGCTCCCTGCCAGGCCGGCAACTGCCCCGACTGCGAAACGGACCCATGCCTTGCGGCGGGTTGCACCTGCCCCAACCATGATTCCAACGTTGGCAGCAAAGCTCCCGATGCTTTCGACGAAGTCGCGCGCCGGCGCCTGGCGCTCTACGAACGATCTTAAGTCTGTAGCGCCAGCGTGGCGGATGAAACCCAAGTGCTATGGCGGCTGACGTGGTGGCTGCCTGAATCGGACGCACCGAAAAGCCGCGCGACGGGGAACCTCGACCGCTGCAGTTCAATTTCGCACCCCGCAGGCCCCGCAATCGCGAGGCTTTTGTTTTGCCCTCAACCCACCCGCGCATCGCGCCCCAGGGCTGGACCCGGAGTCCAAGCGCTGCACTGGAAACCATCGACGGCCCCCGCCGGGCCCGCAGGATGAATTCGCACCTCAGGAGAATGCAATGCGCAGATCGATTGAACTCAGGAACGAGAAAGGCGAGCTGACTACTCAGTATCGCCAGATCCTCGACAAGGCCACGGCGGAAAAGCGATCCACCACCGCCGACGAGAAGGAAAACCTTCGCAAGATGGATGCTCGCTTCGACGCGCTCGACGCCGAAATCAAGCTCCATGAAAATCAGGAAAATCGCGAGTCCGAGGGCGCTATCCGCAATAACCATCCAGCCGCGATCGACCCCCAGCGTGACAGCCCCACCGGTGGATTCAAGGCCAAGGGAATCCGTGGCACCAAGGCATATCACGAAGCATTTTGCGCGGCCATGTTCGGCAGCGGCATTCCGCAGGATACGGCGCCCGAGATCCGCAATGCTCTCGCCTCGGACTCCGATGTTGAGGGCGGTTACCTGGTGGCCTCCGAGCAGCTCGCCGGCCGCATCATCGAGATTGTCGACAACGAGGTCTTCATCCGCCGCATGGCCACCAAGACCACGCTGACCTCTTCCGCATCGCTGGGCATCCCTGCCCGTCTCGACGATGTCAGCGATCCGACCTGGACTTCGGAACTTTCGACTGGCCAGGACGATACCGCGCTGACCCTGGCCAAGCGCGAACTGCGCCCGCACCCACTGGCCAAGCGTATCCAGGTGTCAAAGAAGCTGCTGCGCCTCACCCCGGGCGTTGAGGAACTGGTGCTCAAGCGGCTCGGATACAAGTTCGGCGTCGCCCAGGAAGAAGCATTCTTGAACGGCTCCGGCGTCGAGCAGCCGCTCGGCGTCTTCATTCCCACCGCCGATGGCATCGACGTCTCTCGCGACGTGGTCACCGGTTCTCAAACCGGTTTCCCGGCGCCCACCGCGGCTGTGGGTTCCGCTGACTGCCTCACACAGGCTTTCTACACCCTCAAGTCGCAGTACCAGTCCAAGGCCACCTGGATCTTCCACCGCACCACGGTGTCCATGATCCGCCAGATCAAGGATCTCTATGGGCAGTACATCTGGCAGCCCGGTCTCACCGCCGGCGAGCCGGATCGCATCCTCAACCGCCCCTTCTATATGTCGGAATATTGCCCCAACACCTACACCACCGGGCAGTACATCGGCATCTGCGGCGACTTCTCGAAGTATGAGATCGTCGATGCCCTCGACATCGAAGTGCAGCGCCTGGTCGAACTCTACGCCCTGGCCAACCAGGTGGGCTTCATCGCCCGCGCTGAGTGCGATGGCATGCCGGCCCTGGCCGAGGCCTTCGTTCGTATCCGCTGCAGCTAACTGCCTGTTCCTTTGGGCAGGCGCCGCTTTGGGGACCCGGCGGTTCATCTTCGCCGCCGGGATCTTTCAGCTCCGTAGCATTGCAATGATTCTCATCGGGACTCACCTCCCAGAAGGAAAAAGCCATGCAGTTCGCACCCAACCACAAGATCGTCCGCGTGCTCGATTCCACCGCCGCCGGGACGGCCTCTGTTGCCGGGTCCGCCATCAATATGACGGACTATGAGGGCGTTGTCTTCATCGCCCAGTTTGGCCCCATCACCGGTGGTACTCCCGGCATCAAGGCGCAGGGAGGACAGCTCGCCAACGGCAGCGATGCTGCTGATTTGGCGGGGACCGACACCGCCGACAACCTGCCGTATCCCACTTCCAACCAGTGCGTGGTGCTCGATGTCTACCGGCCCGAATTCCCGTTCATTACTCCGGTTGTAACCGGCGCCACCGATGCCGCCATCAACAGCGTCATCGCCATCCTGTACGGTCCCAGAAGCAAGCCCACCACCAACGATCCCACCACGGTTGCTGTCACCAACGCCGTCGTCAGCCCGGCTCTTGGCGCAGCCTAAATCCAACCTTGTCATCCTGAGTGAGCGAAGCGAGTCGAAGGACCTGCGTCTGTTTTTCGGCTCGCTTCGCTCTGTCTCCTCAACTTCGATAGTTGACCGGGAAAGGAAAACGTTATGCCGAAAGTTCGCGGTAAATTCAAGGTCACCGAAATCACGCGCAGGCACTGGAATCCGGAAGTCGCGGAGGTCAAATTGGAGGCCGTCTATAGCGGCTCTCCGGAAGACAACACCTATTCAGCGGCAACGCCCAGCGGAACGATTCAGATGTGCGGCGGAATATCGCCAGAGCAGCCGCACGGCGGGGGCGTTTCTCGGAACGTCCCTGCTGTTAACTGACCCCTGACCACTGACAACTGTTTTGCGGAGCAAAACCCATGGCCGGCATTGACATCACGCAGCACGCGATCTGCGAGCCTATCTCTCTTGGCATCGCCAAGAGCCAGCTCCAGCTCGATAGCGGGTTCACACAGGACGATGAGTACATCCGCGGCCTTATCCGCTCTGCGCGCAAGAATGCGGAGCTGCACACCGCACGCGCGTATGTCACGCAAGGCTTCCGCGAGTACTTTGACGGCTTCCCCGAGGATCGGCTGCCGATCCCCTATAACGTCATTTACGACCTTCCCACGCGGCACGATTTCGAGCCTCGGCAGCACAACCGCTTTGAGCTGTCTCGCTCGCCGCTCCAGCTCGTCGCCGACATTCAATATCTCGATTGTGAGGGCAATACGCAGACCCTCGATCCTAGTCTTTACTATGTCGCGCCTTGGAAAGAGCCTGCCCGCATCTGCCATGCTCCGCACTGCTGGTGGCCGCGCCCGCTGCACCGAGAAGACAGCGTTTGGGTCGATTACACCGCAGGATACGGCTCGCTTGTCCCTCTCTCTATCGCCGCCTCCTCGGACGTCACTTCCGGAGCCGTCTTTGCGCGAACAAACGTGGGTCAGCGGCTCATGATCCCTGGAGCGGGACCTGCCATCCCGGATGACGGATCCGCGCCACTCCAAGCGACGATTCTCTCCGTCGATGACTCCGGGAATGCAACGCTTTCCGCTTCCGCCGTCACGCCCGCTGCAAACGCTCCCGCATGGCTTGGCAGTCCCGTCGATCCCACCGCGCGCCAGGCCATGCTGCTGCTCATCACGCACTGGTATGAGAATCGCCTGCCTATCGCTTCGGTCGGTCTCAAGGAGCTCCCCTACGCGATCAAGGAACTGCTTGACGGCAACCGCGTGTACTACCAGGCCTAGCTGGCCACAAAGAGAAAACTATGCCCATGCCTCCCTACATGATCAACCCCGGCGAACTGCGCCACTCCGTGCAGTTACAGGCGCCCAGCTCCACGCGCGACGCCTCCGGAGAGCCGATCGCCACCTGGTCTGCGGTGCTCACCACGCGCGCCAAAATCGAGGGGACTTCGAGCGCAGCCTTCAAGGATTCGTTCAGTAATTCCACCCTGGCGGCCGAGTCCACTGACCTGCTCACCATCCGCTGGCCCGGATCTTCCATCACGGTCGAGCCCGGACAGCGCGTCATCTTTGGCGATGTCACTTACCTGATCCAGGATGTGGACAACGTCCAGCGCCGCAACCGCAAGTTGCGCCTGGCCTGCGTAGTTGTCGACGAAAGAAGCAACTGATGGATGACATCTCTTTCACGATCGACACCTCTGAAATCGAGAAGGCGCTGGTAGGTATGAGCGAGAACCTGGCCGGCGGCATCGTGCGGGAAGCCTTGGAGGAGGCGGGCGAAGTGATGCTCGACGCGATTCGCGATCTCGCTCCTGTGAGGATCGACGAGCGAACCCCTAACAGTACATCGCTTCCCCCTGGAATCCTCAAAGAGGACATCCACCTGGCGGTGATCGTCAAACCTGGGAGGATTCCGAAAGTTGTCATCGGCCCCACCGATATTGCCAAGCATGTCCTTTACTGGATTGAGAACGGCTTTGATCACGTCGAATTCAGCGGCAATCGCGTCGCTCGCCGCAGAAACAGCACGAGAAACCTCGACAGCAAGCGCGTCGGCTATGGCGGAAAGTTCGTGCGCCATATCGAGGGGCGGCATTTCGTTGCTGCGGGGTTCGACGAATCCAACGAGGCGGCTGTTCAAACTCTCATCGATAAGTTGGGGCAGATCATCTTTGGACGAAGCGATAACTCGCTCGAAGGTATCGGGATGGAAGAAAACTACGGAGGCGAATACTACTGATGCTCACGAACGGAATCGTAGCCTACCTCCTCACTCAACCATCCATCACGACCATCGTGGGCCAAAGCATCCAGCCCATCCCGGCCCCGGTGGAGATGGATGAGTACCCTGCTATCGTCTACCAGGTCGCCTCGGATGTGCCAAGCGACACGGGCGATCAACCGGATGGAGTAACCAGGGCGCGCATCGTCTTTGACTGTCTCGCTCCCTATGGTTCGGGCGGCTATCTCATTGCCCGTTCGCTGGCCTTGGCCGTCAAGCGTGCTCTCTCTGGATATTCCGGCGTGCTTCCGGATGGAACCAATGTTTCTCGCACGCGCATCGTCAACAGTACCGATAACTTCGACGACAACGCAAAGCTCTCGCGCTCCAGTGTCCACGTGATGTTCACTTACTCTGACTAACCCAACCAAACGAGGGTACGAACAATGACGGCAATGATTACCAAGGGCGGTACCGGCGCAGGCGCGGTCCTCTCCATCGGCAGTGGCGGAGCGGGTGAAACCTTCACTCCAATTCTGCAAATCAAGACCTTCCAGCTCCCTGAAGCCAAGTGGGCGTATGACGACGTGACCAACGCGGGAAGCCCGTCTGTCGGTCCCGGCGTTCTCAAAGAGAACCTGCCCGCCACGGTGGATTGCGGCGAAGGCAACTTCGGTGGAACCTGGCTGCCCAGCGATCCTGGCCAGCTCGCCGTGTCCACGGCTTTCTCCACCGGCGTGCCGACGGACTTCAAGCTGCAGCTCAAGCCGATCGCCGGGCAGCTCGTGACGGGAAACCTCTACACCTTCTCCGGCTATGTACAGACCAACCCGGTCCCTGACATCCAGGCGGATAAGACAGCCACCATCAAGCTCTCCATCAAGCTCACCACCCTTATCTCTGTTACGCCGGGCGCCTAGCATCGGCCTGCGCACAATTTCATAGCTGTTACCCTGAGCAACCAGAGCGAGTCGACGGCCATTATTTTGTCTTCCGGCTCGCTTTGTCATGCTCAACGATCGAGGAAAAATGAAACACAATCCCACCAATCCAGTCGTCAAACTCACCGTCGACGCTAAGGTCTACAGCCTTGTCTTCGACTTCGAAGCCGTGGCGCAAGCCGAGGAGATGCTCGACCGAGCCCTGCTTACAGGTATCCATAAAAAGGATATTGCTTCGCCGCCTATCTCTCTGGTACGGGCCATGCTCTTCGCCTGCCTCCGCGTTCACCATCCAGAGATCCTCTTCGATGCAAGCCACCTGCAACATGAGGCTACAGAGCAAGAGGTTGTGGCTGACGTTAAGTCTCTCGTCAATCGCGACAATATCCGCCGGATCTGGGATAGTGTGCTCGAGGCTTGGACCGCCGGCCTTGCCGATGACGAGGAGACGTCTCCGGCCGACCCTCAGAAGAGCCAGAGCTAACCAACCAACAGCGCTGGCTCTATCTGTGGTCCACGGCACGCTACACCCTGCGCCTGTCTGAGGACGAGTTCTGGCACATGACTTATCGCCAGTTCTCTTACCTTGTCCGGCGTCACAAACAGGAGTTGGAACGGCAGCGCTTCCTTATCGGGATCGTTGCTTCGGTTACCGCCAATTACTCCATGTGCCACCCTGAAAAGCCTCTCTGCCCGGCTGACTTCATGGCTACGGACGAGAAGCCGCTCACTGAGGACGAGATTGCGGAGCAGCTCGCCCTGCAGCTCTCCGTGATCGCTGTCCCAGCCAACACCCCCGCCAGGTGAGGAACGATGCCCCCTACTGCAAAAGTAGCCACAGCCTACGTTGATCTGCAAATGCAGACAGCGGCCTTCAAGGCTGCTCTCGGTGAAGCCACCTCTGAGACCCGCAAGTTCGCCGCTGGTATGCGGGCGGAGATGGCGGAAGCAAAGGGAAGCATCGCGCTCCTTGGCGAGGAGATTGGCGTCGCCATGCCCCGGCACCTCCGTACGTTTGTTGCGGGCTTGCCGGGTGTGGCGTCGGCCATGTCGGCCGCGTTCGACGCTGTCGCCGTCATCGCCCTCGCTGATTTCGTGTACAAGGCCGGCGAAAAGGTTGTCGAGTTTTTCAAAAAGTCTGAGGACGGAGCGCGCAAGACGGCCGCGGCCAACGGCGAGTTCACCGCCTCGCTCGTCAAGTCCAATGACCAGTTGGCTGTCGGCAACGACAAGCTTGAAATCGAGATTGCCAAGCTCAGCCATAAGCCCACCAACAACCTCAAGTTGGCTCTCGACGAGGCCAAGCTCTCTGCCATCGACCTGGCCGACAAGCTGGATAAGGCAACCACCAAAGAGCGCGAGCTGCTCGACAGCGAAAACGCCGGATGGTTTGCGCGGCTCACCGGGACAGCGTCGAATGACTCCGCGAAAGAAGGGCTCAACCAGTACCAGAAAAACTATCAGCAGATCAATCAGCAGTTTGATGAGTATCTGCAATCGGCAAAGTCGGTAGGCGAAGAGCAGGACCTGGAGATACAGCGCAGACAGGCGTTGTCTGGATTGACGAACAGCTATTATGACTCGCTGACGAAAGAAATCAAACTCCGCAAGGAATATCAGGGAATACGTGATTCCGGCGGAGACCTCAATACGGATGAGGTCAGGCAGTTTGAGGCGAAATATGGCGGCGGCGATCAAAACAAAGTGCTGCCGTCTCTGCAAACGCTGCAAGGCCAGATCGGCGTCGGCGCCACCGGACTCGGTCTCGAAGTGCATCACGACCAGCTCGTCAACGAGGATGCCGCGCTCCAGGCTAAGAAACAGGCCACCGAGGAATCCAGCAAGGCCGATCAACAGCTCCTTAAGTCCATTGAGAGCACCTTCCAGCAAAAGAAGATGCTGCAAGGATTGGATGCCATCCAGGAAGCTGCTTACTGGGGCCAGTACCTGCACACGTTCCGCGCGAACACCAGCGAAGCGATGAATGTCGCTGAAAAATACAAGGCTGCTCTCGGAGCCATGACCAGGGAGACTGGCGCGCTCAGTGCTTCCTTCAAGAAGGCGCTCGAGATCCAGAACGATCCTGGATTGAAGCCGGAGAGCACGGACGCGTATGACAAGGCCGTAGCGGCCGGCAAACTACAGCAGGCGTCTCTTCAGGCGTCGCTCACTGAGACGAAAGCGAAGATGGACCTGTCCACGGGCGCCATCAACGCCAACGCGGCGGCGCTGCTCCTTCAGAGCGCCCACGTGGGTGAATATCAAGCCAAGTTCGCGGCTCTCAACAAAGAGCTTGCTGATCTGCAGGCTGAGACCATCCCTGGGGCGTTTGATCCGCAGAACGCGGCGAAGCAGCAGGGCGTCCAGAACCAGATTGCCGACTTGTCCGGCAAGGCTCAGATCCAGGCGCTCATCGACTCGCAGGCCGTCCTATCCACCACATGGACGGGGATGGTCGATGGCGTTTTCGACGAGCTGATCAAAAAGAGCCAGGACACGCAATCGCAGCTCAAGGGGATTGCCACATCCACCGTCGAAAGCCTGAACACTGAGATGGCCAAGAGCCTCACCGGCCAAAAGACGGACTACTCCAAGGTCTTCCTGCACGCGTCTCAGTCGCTCGCCAAGTCGGGCCTTGAAAAGGCAGAGGGATTCGGCCTGCAGGCTCTCGGCCTCGGCAAACGCGACGGCTCCACCGCGGCCAACGCGCTCTATGTGCAAATGACCGGGGGCGCGGGTGGCGGCGGCATGCCGAACCTCGCCAGCATCTTCGGGTCATCGAAAGCCAACGTCACCGGCCCGGGCGGGGACTCTGCCGTCGCGAATATGGCGGGCAAGGGCCTGCTGGGCTGGCTCAACAACTCCAACTGGGCATCGAGCCTGGATGGTGGCCGCCTTTTCGGAGCCGGATCGATCTTTGGCCACTTCGCCTCGGGTGGCGATGTGGCGGGCGGCCTGCCGATCGACGTGGGCGAGATGGGCCGTGAAAAGTTTGTGCCCAGCGTGCCGGGCCGTATCGTCCCCAACAAGGATATCGGTGGCACTCCGACGATCGGATACATCGATGCGCGCGGCACAGATCCTGCTTTGACCCGCGCCAACCTACAGCGGGCCCTGGCCATGACTCGAGCGCAAGCCGTGCACGACGCTAGCCACATCATGGCCGAGCGTAATCAGCGGACGCCGCATTAGGCGTTGCCGATCCCTGACATCTGATCCCTGACCCCTGTTTTGCGGAGCAAAACCATGCCTCTCATCACCATCGCAACCGTAACCATTCCGGGCTGGCAGGGAAACACCGCCGGCGTCGTGCTGCGCATCTACAGTAACGCCGATTTCACAGCCCAGTCCGGAACCTTCTATCCGCGCAGCGTGCGCAGTGCTCCGGCGAGCCTGGGGACGTTCTACCGGTCCTATGCTTGCGTCGCAGCCGCGGGCCCTCCGCCCACGCTGCAGATCCCCCAGGTGCAAATCGACTCCACCACGGACAGCCCCGACAATCCCGGCGCAACCTACTCGGCCGAGTTGTGGGACTCCACCAGCGGTAAGACTATCCAGCGTTTCGGGACCTTCGACCGGTTCGCCCTGGGCCCCGCGCAAACCAACACCACATGGGCGGCAATCTTTGCCGCAGAGGCTGACGACTGATGATTCGTAAGTTTGCAATCTTCTTTTCTGTTCTCGCTCCCATCCTGATCGCCCCCGTCCTGCGCGCGCAGGTGCCCGTGTCGGCCTCCGACGTTGCGGATGCGTTCGAGAGGCCGCTGGCCTCGGCAAAGCTCTGCTTTGCGCCCGTAGACGCCACGGAAACAGCGGCTGGCTTCCGCGTGGGCTCGGTGCAGGTTGTGCCTGGCGCGGTGTGCGGACTGGTCTCGAATGGCGTGCTGCAATCGGGCCTCAGCGTCGCGCCGTCGCCCGTCGGCATCTACTACCACATTTACGCCGCCAACCGAATGACGAATGCGATCGTCCGCGATTACGGCATGACGCCCATCACGGGCACGAGCTGGACGCTGGATACCTACGATCCGGCTACATCTCCTTTGCCGGTCAACACTATCAGTGTGGGCACTATTACCACGCTGCCGGCTGGCGCGGGCGCATGGTGCACCATCAGCGGCTCCAGTCCTTACCTGTTGAACTGTGGCGTTCCGCAGGGAGCTCCAGCCACCGTGAGCGTGGGCACAGTTAGCACCGGTGCGGCCGGCTCATCTGCCAGTATCACGAACTCCGGAACGCCTGGCGCCGCTGTGTTCAACTTCACTATCCCGCAAGGGCTGCAGGGCGTCCAGGGGAATCAGGGAATCCAGGGCATCCAAGGTCCGGCCGGCGCGGGCTACATCACCGGTCTGTCTGGCGATGGCACCGGCAATGTGACCGTCACCAAGCAGCTCACCGCAGGCACCGTCGCGGCTGGCGCTGCGTGTCCTGCGAGCGCACCGGCCGGAAGCGTGTGCAGCAACGGCGTTGTCCTCACCGGGGCAGGACCGCAACAGGTAGCCGCTGTCGTGAACGATGGCTCG